TAATGATGCAATCATTTTCAGTCACCCACTTTATCCGCCAGCACGTGTCTATATCAGTCAGTACAATGGAGTCAATCCGCCTACATTTGCTTATCAGGCATTAAACATATTTCCGCTACCATCCTATGATTTTAATACGATCAATTATAATAATTACACGGTTGTATTAAGCGTCAATTCGAGCAATGTCATTACATTTCAATTTACCGGAATTGGTGCTAATCCCGGATATACCAATGCTTGGGTTGGCGGACAGATCATTGGTGGTGGCGCATCGGATATTGCACCGATTGGTTATGCGATTATTACAGCGGTATCGTACAGTGGTTCAGGTGGTGGTACAGTGACATTTACAGGAAACGTCCAGATACCATTTCAAACTACAGGTTACGCAACACAGGGTTCTCAATATTCAATCAGACAGCCTGCATGGAGCGCAGCTTTAGGCTATCCGGCTAAAGTACTATTCTTCCAAAATAGACTATGGTTTGGTAATACGTCGTCATTATCTAATACAGTGTTTGGTTCCAAGATAAACCAACCTATTAACTTTGATGTGGGAACCGGTAAAGATACGGATGCGATTGTATATACGATCGGCCAGACAAATAGCGGTGCTATTCTTTGGATGAACGGTGGTAAGCAAATGGAGATTTACTGCCAGAATTTAGAGTTCGCTTGCCCTCAGGATCAAAATGCTGCATTGACACCCGGTACGTTCTCGATACGTCAGCAATCAGCGTATGGTTCATCACCTAAACTTAAACCCATTACCTATATTAACGATAGCTATTACTTAACGAAAACTGGCAAAGCGTTAGTTAATTTTCACTTTAATGGCATAGGTTTAACTTATTCATCTAGTAATATTTCAGTCGCTTCAAGCCATTTGGTCAAGCAGCCAATCAATAGAGCTTTATTACGTGGTAGCGATACTTCACAAGATAACTTTATTTACTTTCTGAATGATCAGGATGACACACTCACAGCATTCCAGTTTGCAACCGAATATAAACTTGCAGCACTGACTCCCATTGTGTTTCAGGAAAACGTGCAATTAATCGATGTTTGCACCATTGATAATTCAATTTATATCTTAAAACTCTATGAGTTAGACGAACAATACACAATTGAAGTATTTGATGATACGACTCGTGTTGACTGTCAGATTTTATCAAGCATGGCAACAAATGGAGTAGTTACGGGATTAAGCTTGCTTAATGGTTATATGGTTCAGGTGGTATTTCAGAATCAGGATTTTGGACAATATGTCGTTCAAAATGGTCAGATTACAGTTAATAATCCTGATCAATTATCAGGGGCGGTTGAAATTGGGCTTCTTTATGATGTGAATATAACCCCAATGTATCTTTATACTGGATCGACCGAAGCACCCTTCATGAAGCAGATGAGCCGTATTTATGTTGATTATTACCAGTCGCTCAATTTTTCGATCAATGGTAAATTAGTTCCATATCAGGTGTTTTCTGATATACAGGCAGGATTGCCACTCACGCCACAAACAGGGACGGCGATTATAGCCCCAGTATCGGGTTATGATCGATTTGCGACTTTTTCGATTACCCAATCCTCGCCTTTTGATTTACAAATTTTAAGTATCGGATATCAGATTTCATCCGCAGTGATATAGGGAGATAGCACTATGGGTATTGAAACAGCTGCATTAATTATGGCAGGTGTTGCAGTCGGTGCCGAAGTCGGCAAAGGCGTCATGGAAGTGAATGCTGCTAACGAGCGGGAAAAATCTCTCGACTTGGAAGGCAAGCAGATGCAAATTCAATCGCAGCAAAAAGCGCTTGCGAATTATGACGTCATGGAAAAAGTGATAGACGCTCAAATAGCACATCAAACAACAACCGGAACTGCGTTTTCCTCCCCAAGTTTTAATGCGATTCAGCGGAACACACTTAACATTGGCGAAAAGAAAGCAAAAAATCTTGAGTTGGAAGGTGATATTGCTGAAGAAAATATCGAACAGGAAAAACGAAATGTTCGCACTACCTTATTTGCACAGCTCTTTGGTGATGTAGCGACGAGTGCAGAATCAGTAGCAAGCTTTACTTCAAAAATGCCAACGATGAAGGAATAAAATATGGCAGAACAAACGCCTCAATTAGAAGATTCGCAGCCGATATTAGCCCCACAAAATGTTGAAAGTGGTGCCGAAAGCTATGATGCGTTTGCAAAAACTCTGGGTGCACTGGCTGAAAAGACTGAAAATAAGGCTGAAGATATTGTTTCAGAGCAGTCAAAATCGATGTATATCAATTCGATTGCCAATATTGAACAGTTAAAAACAACCGCACAAATGCGTTTGATTGAAAATCCAGATCAGGCACAAAAGATAACTGATCAAAATGCCGAAGCAATGGACATGGTAAAGCAGGCATCCTTTGTTAATAAGGGTGACCGTACAAAATTAAATGCTTATATCAGCGGTGCGATTGATGATGTAGCATTGAAAGGCACAGAAACCCGTGTTAAACAGGGTCAGCTTCAGGCAGCCTTTACACACTATGCTAACTGGCCAGAGCAATTAAAAGCTTACCAGCAAGCATTATTGAGCGATCCTGATCATGCAGAAAATTTGAAAGATGCGATGATTGCCAATCTGCATAACCTTGTTTCAATTCGTGCAATCACACCTGAACAGGCTGGAAGCAGTATCAAAACAATGCAGGGTGTCGTAGAGATTGCTCAAGATCATTATTCCATGTTTGGTAATCCCAATACGACTGCACGTGATTATCATACTGTTACCTCAAACGCTTTAAATAAAGGCAATGACAATACAGGTCAGCCAATCAATCAATCAACCGGATGGCTGATTAACTATCATAATAATGATAAAAGTTTACAGGGTGTTTTATCCGATATTAATAATCGGATGTTACCTAATCCCGAAGCCTTTGATTCACTTCCGCCGAATGAAAGACAACATGCGATCATGGCCATGCAGGGTACACAAATAGCAGATGGCTATATTAATTCTGGCGAACCTTATCCTGTCATTCAAAACATGCACGAAAGATTGAGTGAGAAAGGACGTGTTTTAAATTATCGGGATGAAGCCACACGTAATGCGTTAGGACTTTATCTTAATCAACTCAAGAATGGTAACTATCTCGATACGATAGGACAGACGCCAGCGGGCAACGCAATCATGCGTGACTTTGTTCAGCGCAATAGCGCCATTCAAAATTCACCGATCGATCCACAACAGAAAGCAGTTCAGTTATTACAAAATAAAAATAATCTGGTTAATCAGGCTGTGTCATATGGTGAAGCGCATCATATTCCAAGTGACTACATTCGCCCAGTTCCACAGGCTGATGTTGCGGAAGTGGAAGGGGCATTCAAGTTAGGTCAAGACCCAACAACCGTTTTAAATATTGTGGGTCAATACTCTAAACAAAATCAGGCATGGTTAGCCAACTCAATGAAAAATCCGGAACAGCGCATGATTGTGCAATCGATGACATTATCCGGAAATGAAATCAAGCCACAGGATAAATTAGATTTCATTGCTGCAAATCAGACTGGGCGAAATTATTTAGGTAAAGAAGTTGGTGCTGACGAAAAAGATAAAACAATGATGAATCGAATCTATTCAAACCTTTCGCCAGCTATGAAAATGATTGGCACAAATTATAATTATGAAGATGCGCAGGCGCTGCAAAATGCAATGCTTACGACCACACTAAAATATGCAAAGTATCTCGCGCAAAAAGATAATAATTTATTGATGGAAAATAAAGGATTTCTGTCATGGGGCAGTCAGGCGAATAAATATATCGATCAGGCCTCAAAAATTTATGCTGCATCATTCCAACAAATGAGCGGTACAATCTGGATGGTCAATCCCCAGCAATTGCCACAACCGCTATCACATTCCGATCTTGATATTCTGGCTGATCATGTGACGAATGAAGGTTATAAATATTTGAAAGCTGGTCGTTCTGATGCTGAGTACGATTCAGCAATTAGCCGTAATCCTTTGCATATGGTGATATCCCCTACCAATAATTTGCAGGCAGTGGATGGTAACGGAAAAATTTATTACTCAATGCCATTTACCACCAATACGATTCCTTATGCGAGAGAATCAAAAATGCGACGTGAAGCTGAAATGAGAAAAATGAATCTTCAAGCGTATGAGCAAAATGTTAAAACACAACTCAATGTGAGGTTACCCGAAGATGCTAACGCGCAGTAATCAGGTAGCACCACAACAGGAATATTATGCTGATTCTCTTCTGACGCAGCCAACCTTATCGCAATCTGTTTACAACAATCTTGCAATGGGATTTGCCACACCCATCGTTGCATTAAACATGCTGGATAGTCAGTTTTCCAAAAAACCGGAAGGCCGTGCCATTTTAAGCGCTTTTGATGCAATCCGCTTGCAGAATGAAACACCGGGTATGAGTACAAGCCAGTGGCTGGCATCTGAAGGATCAAACATGCTCGGCTTTGGATTAAATCCTGTGACATGGGCATTTGGTGAAGCCGGTGGTTTGGCTGCACGTGGATTAGCGACAGGTGCTTCACGTATTGCACCTGATGCAGCATCCGTATTTATGCGATCCCCCATCAAGGATATTGTGTCAAAGCCAATTGGCCAGTACATCCCTGAAATGGTCGGAAAGGAAGGAGCTGAAAAACCACTTTCATTTGGATTGATAACTGACAAGGCATTCAATACGTTTGGTACGTTTGCGGGTGCTGGTGTTCCACAAGGTATCGTTGATAATTACAAAGCTGACACCAACCACATTGAATGGGGTGGTGTTGCACGTGAAGCCGGTGAAATGGGTGCATTTGGATTGGCAATTGGAAGTGTGCCTTTTGCATGGGGTGTCCTTCGTGGAAAAATTAATCGTGGCCTTGGTCGTGATGTAACTGATCCGGTTGAACCTTCTACTTTGGATAAAGCGCTGGCAGCAGGGCACATCACTCCGGATGAACATCAGTGGTATAACGATTATCTGGCGCACCAAGCCAATCCCGAAGACACGGCAAAGATGGATGATCTTAAAAATCGTGCCTCTCAAATTATCAATCAGAATGGTCATACCGCTAATACCGTCACGAATGAAGCCATGTTCGATATTCTGTCACCCAATGATGTGTCAACACTTCATGGCATGATAGCGGATCAGGTCGCGGGAGGCGTACCAGAGCAATATCAGAAAGCATTATCTGATTTTGTTGTACATAACCGAATGGACTATATACGACAAGACCCTAAGTGGCTGGACGGGGTTCGGGGTTATGTAGACTTTATTAATAATAAACTCGATAACAAGGCATCCAAACTGGCTGAAGCAGATAAAATTCTGGATGAGCATTTAGAGAAAGGTGCAAAGAACGATTTGCCTTTCAGTCAGAAAGAAATATTCAAGATGGTCAAACAAGCTAACTTTGAACCGTCACATCTGAAACACTTACCGATCACTATGCCTGAGAATATGAGCAAGTTGATCAGCATGAATAACAAGATCAAGAAGCTTAAATCAAAGGTCAATTCAGAGAAGCGTTGGGGCTTGGAACCCAACAAAAAAACTATTCGTCGGATTGATGAGCTTGAGAAAGCGACTCCGAAGATACTAACTCCGAGAGAAGAACTACAGCAACTGAGAAAAATATTAGTCGGAGATCAAGGTCTGTCTCCCAATTGGGAACGGAGTAACGCATATCATCGATTACTTGATCTATCGAACGTTTGGCATAACGCGCGAACTCTACTCGATAGGGTTCATTTAGAGAATGAATATAATCGTCAAACTGCATTTCGTGACCTCGCGCATCAAACTTTAAAAATAGCTGATTCTGACATGCCGAAACTCGCAAGGCCAGAAAATGTGATGGATTATTTAAGACGCCGCATCGAAGGCACCTTAAACAAAGTTGAACCCATTGCTGAGGTTGAAAAGGCTGTAAGAGAACAACAGGCGGTTCCGGCTGATTCCGATACTATTTTGTCAGATCAGGAAGCACAGATTAAAAATAGCGTGGCAGATGAAGCCAAGAATGAATTTAATGCGTCACTCGAACGCTTCAAAGAATTTAAAGAGTCACCCAATATTTTTAAAAATTTAATCTCTTGTGTCATGGGAGGACTTGGTGGCTAGGATCAGTCAGGATTGTATTGAAGAAGCGTTCAAGGCGCTTAAAAATTTCAGCAAGGATGAGCTTGAAGAATATGTTCAGGATGTTTTCCTGCGTGCGAAAAGTTATGACAATCTTCAAAACATGCGTGCGTTTGATCAGGCAATGAAAGAAATTAATGATGAAAGACTCAAATCATTTTTTGAAGATGCAACGATCAAAGCAAACAATGTCATGAAGTTTGATCGTAATGCAAAAGAAATCCGTGAGGGAAAATTAGATGTGCGCGGATTACTTGCAGCGCGTGGAAAAAATCTTTCAAAAAATATTTCAACCGCACAAAAAGCCGAGTACGAAAAAATAGTTAATTATGTGCTGAATGATCTGTCTCATGAAGAAGTTGAACACTTCAGTTCAGGTAATTCTGATGAAACAATTATTGATTCATTTGATGGAAGGGAAGTAAAAGACCCATTCAGCAAAAAGATTGCTGATAAGTTAAAAGATTATTTCACTTATCGAAATGCTCAGATTGTTTTATCCGGTGCAATGAAATTTTCAGAGATCAATGAAGACAGATTGTTCCGTGCGGTACATGATCAACAAAAGATTATCAATGCTGGAAAAAGTTTAAGGACAATCGCAGCTGAAAGGATATCTAAAAAATATGATTTAAAAAACCATAAGACTGCATGGCGTAATTTTATTAAACCTTTTCTTGATATGGATGAAACATTTTCAAAGACTAAAGCCGTAGACATTGAGGGCAATCTCGATGAAGCCGAGGCCAACAAAATACTCGATCGTATCTTCGATAATATTACGACTGGTCGAAGCAATATTTTTACAAAGTCCGTCGTCGCTAATGATCGTGATGCTGTTGCTAAAAAGTCACGCATGTTCTTCAAGTGGAAAGATTTGCGATCGCTTTATGAGTATAACAAGACATATGGTAAGGGAAATCTATTCAATATGTTTATGTCTGATGCTCAGGCGTCAGCCAACAAAATCGGCAGTACAAAAATGTGGGGTGATAATCCCTATACGATGTATAACGATTTGAGAAAAGTGCAGGAAGAGACTGACCCCAAAGGATCGCTCTGGTGGCAAAATACCGATAATTATTTTAAAGCTGTCATGGGTCTTGATAAGGCAAGTACATCACCCACACTCACAAATTTCATGGCAAACATTCGCACCATTTCGACTATGGCACGACTTCCATTTATCGCAATCGATTCCATATCAGATATTGGATATATCGCATCATTTGCCCAACGCATGGGAATCAATTATTCACGTGCGTGGTTAAATCAGATGACGCATATCTTTGATACATTTGGCAATGAAGAAAGAAGAAAGATTGCGAAATTATTCAAGACACAGGTTGATTCACATTTGGGTTACATGGGTCGCTGGACTGAAATAAATAATGCGACGGACTTACTTGGAAAGATCAGTACGAAATTTTTTAAATACAATATGCTTGAAGCCTTCGACCGTGGCAATAAAGTTGGAATGATGCACTTAATGGCAAAGCATGTTGCGGACAATTCCAGTAAATCATTTTCTGATTTAGACCCGTCATTACAGAAATGGGTCAATAAATTTTTAGATGAAAAAGAATGGGATTTATTAAGGAAAAAAAATTCCCAAGGTTTATTTACCACGGAAAATGTTGATGCACTTTCAGATAGTGAAATCAGAGCGCACTATGCCAATACAGATAAATCATTGCCATTGAGTGAAGTACGTGATGATCTCTACCGTAAAGTCCATTCCATGTTTACGATCGCATCGGAAAATGCGGTGTTATCACCGACTGAATTTGAAAGGGCATTTGTATTTCATGGCAAAAATCCGGGTACAGTGCCGGGTGAGTTATTAAGATTATTTGGTCATTTCAAGATGTACACCCTCGCTTATATTGATCGTGTACTGATAAAAGGATTTAAAGACGCGGACACGGCTTCTCAAAAGATTCTCTGGGCTACATCGATGCTGATGGGAACCATTCCACTTTCTGTCATGTCGACCTATTTCCATAATATCAGTCAGGGTCTGACGATGCCTGATTATAATCAGATGAATGTGCCGGAGCGTGAAAAATATTTGTTATCCATACTTGCTCCAAGCCTTGCGATTTTCTCTGGTATGCTTGATCCTAAAAACCAGAATAGTTCGATGGTATGGAGTTTATTGGGATCGCCTTCGACCAGTTTAATTGGCAATGCAATGTCGGTTCCCTTTGCATTGGCGGAAGGCGATCCGGCGCGTGCAGCCAAAAAATTAAAGGCTGCTGCAAATTATGTTTTTCCCATTCAGACAACGCCGATTATCTCACCCATGATCAGGCAGGCAATGGGTGATGAGGCACATTTAGAACCGGGGCAGACACACATTTTTGGACGATAAGGATATCAACCAATGCCAAATATTCCACAACAGCAAACGATTGTTCAGTACGTTGCAAATAGCGCACAGTCTCAATATACCTTTGCATTTTATGCGCCACTTCCAACTGATATTCAGCTCTATTATCAGGCGTCCAATGCACCACCCATTCCGGCAACTGATCTTCTATTACTTAATACGGATTACACGGTTACTTATAACGCTGATCCTATTACGGGTGGCTATATTACGTTGCTCTTTACTGCGACAACCGGCTTTATTTTAACGATCAATCGCCAGGTTGGAGCAAGTTTAAATACGACCTTTGCAAATGCTCAAACGATCAATGGCGCAAACCTCGATGCTGCGTTTGACAGATTACTTTTGCTCTGTCAGCAAAATCAGAATTATGCGTTACAAAGAAATTTATCCTACGTCATTAATACTTATTTACCCAATTCCGTACCCTATACTCAGCTGCCTACACTTGCCAATCAGCAGATATGGCAGGGCACTGCATCGGGCGTCATAGCAGTTACATTGGAACAAAATCCAGATACGAGCACGTTACGATCCCAGCTTGCCAATAATCAGCCTGTCACCAATGGCGCCTCGATTGTAGGTTACTATGATCCGACAGCACTCAACCCCACAAATGTCTCGGATTATCTCAATTCGGTCGGTACATATCTTGATGGCATTCCGGCATTGATTTCAACCAGTGAATATACATTCAAGGCCGGTATGATGAATGATTTCGCCGGTACTGTTGCACCGATTGGCTGGTTACTATGTGATGGTTCAGCGGTTTCAAGAACAACCTATGCGACCCTTTTTGCAGCTATTGGAACGACATGGGGTGTTGGTGATGGTTCAACCACATTCAATCTTCCAGACTTCAGACGTGCTGTTGCTATTGGTTCAGGTGGTTCAGGTACAGGGATTATTGGAAATGCCACTGGCAATACAGGTGGTACTGAATCTCATACACTGGGCTTACAGGATATTCCTGAACACAGTCATGATGATCCGGGTTCTCAATTTATTACTGACCAGAATGCAGGTGGCCCATTCACTGGAGGAACAAGCGGTGGTAAAAGTTCAACAACCGGTCTGATACATAGTTATAGTGGCCCTCAAACTGCTGTCAGTTTGATACAGCCCAGTGCTGTTGTTACTAAAATTATTAAAACTTAAGCGTTCTACGTGAAACATGAGCAGATCACGCGAGTTGTTAAAAAGATTTTCAATGATTGATGAAGCGATCAGTTGTCGAACATCTTCGCGCTATGAAACGCGACGTGACAAGGATGCAAATCTCTTTGTTACGTTTGACGATGGCGAAGAGGTCAAGCTTCCTTACATTCCATTCAGACCATATCAGATTGAATTACAGGTTAAACTTTACATAGAAAAAGTACTTCGTCATTTACTTGAAAGACCAAGACGATCAGGTAAAGAAGTCGAATCATGGAATTTACTGATTGAAGGATCAATCGAGTCACCCGGCCTTTACATGATGGTTTACCCGACCAATGTGAGAGCAAAAGCAGTGCTCTGGGATGGCGCGATACTGATGCCGAATGGTGCGAGTGTCAAGTTTCTTGAGATGATTCCGAAGCGGTTAATCCAGAGCATTAACAATCAGGAAATGAAGATAAAGTTAGTTAACGGATCAGTCATATGGGTAGTGGGTTCTGATATTGATCCTGACAAACTTCGCGGTACAAACCCGCGCGGGATTGTCTATTCTGAATTTGCTTTCCAAGACCCGAGAGTGTTCTATGTCATGCTACCGGCGTTGCGTCAAAATGGTGGTTGGCTCATAGGGCAATCCACATTCGATGGCATGAATCATTTCTACCAATTGATTGAGCATAACAAGAATGATCCGCTCTGGTATTGCCGTGCGGATAGCATTGTGACTCTGCTTGATGAGAATGGAAATCGCTATATAACGGATGAGATGATTGAGGAAGATAGACGAGCCGGAATGCCTGAATATCTGATCCAGCAGGAATATTATGGTGTTGTCCAAATCAATCAGGAAACCAAATATTTTGCCCATGCAATGAAGGTTATTTTAGAGTGCGGTCGCCTTGTTCCGAACCTTGTTATTCCTAATGCAAATGTGTACTCGGCATTTGATATTGGCGTGAATGATTGTACTGCGATTACTCTTTTTCAAGTCAGACGAATTGATAATTATCTGAAGCCGTCAGTTATTGGTTACTTTGAAAATAATAACCGTGATCTTGCATTTTATGTGATGGAAATAAGAAGATTCTGTAACCGGTACAATCTCACTTTCAAAGATCATTTTGTGCCACATGACGGCCAGAAAAGAGATTTTAATACGGGTAAAAATACCATTGATTTTCTTCGGGATATGGGTGAAAGCGGGTTTGTTGTTCCCCGTCCGACAAGCAAGGAAAATGCGATTGAGTCAATGAGGCGAATGCTTTATTTGTGTGACTTTAATAAAGAAAATACTCAACGATTAATTGACTGCCTCGCTAACTATTCCAAAGAATTTGATGATAAGATGGGTACATACAAGAACCGGCCATTACACAATTGGGCGTCGCATGGAGTTGATTCTTTTCAGACGATGACGCTTGCTCTCGATGGCGATATGATTAGCGACAGGCCGTTTGACGTTGTATATTATGCTTGATAACAACATGGAGGTTGTTAATGATTACATGGGGCTTTCCACCGAGTTATAGTGATGTGGTTGTTAATGACCAATACTTCACGATTACCGATACCAATCTTACCAAACTAACAGCTGCTTATATCTCAGTAACAGGTCTGTCAGGCGATATCGTCTGGGAAAATAACAAGGGTGAACCACAATGGTACCCGGGTGCTTTGCAAGGGCAAAACTATATTTTAGGGGCAACCCGAATCTTGAGTGCAGCTACAGTTAGAGGTACAGCAAGATCAACTACAGCAACTGGTTTGGTCTGGACTGCGGTTAACACAACCTACAATGCACCATAAGGATATGGTATGCGTTTCTTACTTCGACTGATTACAACCATGTTGCCCTTGCAGGTAATGATCATGGATCAAACTGAGGATATTCCAACAGGTTTCGATCGTGTGATTACCAAACGATTAAGCTATGTTGTGACGTCACGGAGCGCCTTTGTAATCGCTAAAAAATACGTATAGGAGTCAATGGAATGGCTAATGAACGTTTATATCAATTTCCCTCGAAAGCGTCGCCCGTACCCGCTGATATTATTTATGTAGGTGACAGTGCGGATGCGTGGAATGAAGTGCAGTGTACGATTGCGCAAGTCATTTCAGCCTATCCTGCATTAAGCTCAATCGCAGGATTAACAACGGTCGCAAACAATTTAATTTATACGACAGCTTTAAATACTTACGCCGTAATCAATCCCGCAAATAACTCAGTTTTAATGTCAAATGCTAGTGGAGTTCCTGCATGGGGTACCACATTACCAAGTACTGTTCAGGGCAATATTACAAGCCTTGGTACGATTACATCCGGTGTCTGGAATGCAGGGGCTATAACCGCAGCGGGTGCAATCACTGCGCTCGGATATCCAATTATTAGCGGTAGCGCAGCCGGTGGGAATGCTTACTTTGAAACGTTTTCTTCGACAGCTAATAATGGTTCTTTACAATTTATTGCTGCTGCTTCAAGTGGCAACTTTCTTGGCGTACTGACAAATGCTTCATTAAGTGCCGGACGAACATGGAACCTTCCTGATGCTAATGGAACCCTGGCGCTTGCTTCTGCTATTCCGTCATTCCCATTATCATTAGCAAATGGTGGAACGAACGCAAATTTAACTGCTGCTAATGGTGCAATTCCTTATTCAACAGCATCAGCCATTGCTTTCATGGCACCTGGCACCTCTGGACAATTATTCCAGTCAGGTGGTGCGGGCGCGCCCAATTGGACGACAGCAACTTATCCTTCAACGATTGTATCAGGACAGCTTTTATATGGAAGTGCAACTAATGTTGTAGGGCAATTTACTACGACTGCGAATTCAGTATTAACAAGTACGGGTGTGGGCGCGCCCAATTGGACGGCACTTACCGATGGCCAACTGGCAATAGGATCGAGCACAGGGGCGCCTGGTGCTGCAAACCTTACAGCCGGCGCAGGTGTTAATATTGTTAACGGTCACAATTCTATTACGGTATCCAATAATTTATCTACATATGCGACGACAGCAACCGCAGCAACTACGACAACTTTAATTGCGACGAGTGCTTATCAGCAATTTTTCACAGGAACGACAACACAGACTGTTCTTCTTCCGGTGACATCAACCCTGGTGCTTGGTCAGGCATTTTATATTACAAATAATTCAACAGGTGTTGTTACTGTTGAATCATCTGGTGGTAATACAATCCAGGCAATGGCTGCTGGAACTACGTTGCTCGTCACTTGTATATTACTTACGGGCACAACTGCTGCATCATGGAATGCTGAATACTTACCCAATTGGTCACAAACACTTCCATCATTTACAACGTCCAGCATTACATTTAATCCAAGCACACAAGGAATTGTTGGCACGATTACAAATAATAATGCCAGTACTGGTTATGTAGGTGAATATGTTATTGCTCAAAATACGGGGGGCCAGTCATTAACGAGTGGTCAACAGATAAATGTTACATCAATATCATTAACGGCCGGTGACTGGGATATAACTGGAGCAATTGCTTTTCAGGGAACATCTTCAACTTCAGTATCATATGCTTTAGCTAGTGCGAGTACAGTAAGCGCAACTATTGATCCAAATTGGAATTTTGAATATAGCGCTGGAACCAGTCCAATAATAGGTGCAAATCCAGCCGGAGCTATTCCATCTATAAGATTGTCTCTGGCAACAACGACAACAGTCTATTTAGTTGTGTTTACAAGTTTTACCGCATCAACATATTCTGCCACTGGATTTATTGCAGCAAGACGCGCAAGATAATACTTAATTTCGTGAGGGCTATTTTTTAGCCCTTTTCTTTTTTGCTTTAGACTTTTTCTTTTTACTCTTTCGCGCAACAGAATAGGCAATGGCTACAGCCTGTTTCTGTGGTTTTCCAGCATTCACTTCACGACGTACATTCTCAGAAAATCCTTTCTTTGATCGGGCAGCACGGCCTTTGACTAATGGCATGATAAAACTCCTTATGCGGAAATTTTAACGATACAGTCCATGGAAGTTAAAATAACATCTTGGCTATCTGCTTCCTGAAAAGCAAGAAGATCAGGATTAACATAGCGGATATCCTGAACCTGATGCTGATAGACTTTTCGACCGTTTGAATAACAACGTACCTGATCAGCAAACGCATTAAATGTAACCAGGAAAAAAGATAATAAGAGTAAGGTGCGCATATGACTTTCCTTGTAGATAGAGTATGTCGATCCATTCGACATGTGCGCATAGTATGTCGATTTTTATTTATTTTTTCGATAGGTTTTACTTAATTAAATCTGGATTTATAATCGAAGCAATAACAAAGTTTGAAGCATATACAATTTCTTCATTACTTATTTTATTTTGATGAAGAACCATTTTTCCATTTTTCTCTAGGCTGATTGCAAAAAACTTTTTATTCTTTAAGAGAGAGAAAATTTTTTCGCTTTTATCATTAGCTTTAATAGATGCGATATTAGTCATTGATAACCTTCTTCATAAGAAATAATTCTCGGTAAAATGGTTTAACAAATTTATCTATTATCCATTGAAAAAGAAATAATGCTGATAGAAAACTCGATGATGTTTGAAAGAGGCATTGATATACCAAACTATGAGTTAAAAGATAGATGCAATGTCCAAGAACAATATTGATTGAAACAATACTTGCCAGAGAAAAAAGAAATAATACAACTAACATTTTTTTCATTCTTTCATTCCTAAATAAGTGTTAGCAGGCCGGAATTGCACCGGCTATGGTTTTGAATCACGCTTCTTGAGTAAGCGCAAATATATATCCCATTCTACATCCTCAAGTTAGATTGAGTACGTCACTGTCCGCACTGCTGCTAACATAAACTATAAATTTAGAGGTTGCTCTAAATCACTATAAATCTGGTGGCAATCGGCAGGAATTGCACCTGCTTACTCAGTAAGTTGCTATCGATATAACCGGGATGATAGCTACCGTACGAACCCCACAATGCGCCGTTAAGACCCCCTTATAGTCCGGCATAGAGTTAATCACCAAATATTGCTATTTGTTCTCTACTTTGAGTATCGAGCTTGTCGTACACATATCCAAGCGCGTCACTGTCCGCGCTGCGATTGCCATAAACTTGTAACAACATTTTTTTGTAATAACTTAATAACATAAACTGGAGGGGAAGAGGCCGCGAGTTTTACCGACCATCATCATTTCATCGTACGCTTACTTTGACGACTACTAGGGTCTTTATCCCTTCTCTCCCCATAAACTGGTGGCTTATTTTCCCAGATGGTATGCTAGCATTATAACCAGTTAATGCTGGTATCGTCGGCCATAAACTTTTTAATGACACAATTTCTTCTGACAGCAAGGATCAGGTTGCTCCCATGGTGGGCAACAACGAGGGCACGGCTTGCCGTTACAGACTGTGGGTAAATTAATAGTTTTCGTATCTTCTGCGTAACAATTAAAACTGATTAAAGCTAATCCTAATAAAAATAATTTCTTCATATCTTCACCTTAAATTGGTGGCAATCTGAATGACCCGCAGCCATTCAATGTACCTTTCGCCAAGGTTACATCCTGATTGCCATTTTTTAATTAACGCTCACTTATAACTTCAACATCTTCGGCTTGCAAACCTTTTTTGCCTTGAGTGACAGTGAAGTCAACTCGCTGTCCTTCATCCAGTGTACGAAAGCCTTTGGCACGTACAGCCGAGAAGTGAACAAAGACATCTTTTCCGTCATCGCCTGCGATAAATCCATAACCTTTCTGATTATCAAACCACTTAACATTCCCTTGCGCTCTCATTTTAAATCGTCCTTAATAAATTAATGGGTGGCCTATTTTCCCGTGAGTGCATAGGATTTTTATTACACGGAATTTATGCGTTTGCGCGCGACCGTTTTTATAATCCAGTCTCCAGTATCGTCGGCCATAAAAGGCGTCCGCAGATTATTGGCCATTAGTGATGAGGTAAAGGCCACTGCGGACATAAACTCTAATCAATGACCCAGCTATGTTCTGGATCACTAACAAACCATGATGCCATTTGTTGTGGTAAATGTATGCCATTGACACGACAGACAAGCCAGCCACCTAATACCGACATGCGCTGCGTTGTATCACTGGTAGAAATCTGATTGATCGTTTCCCACTCTGCTGTCATCTTTCAATTCCTTTAATTCACACGGTCTCAAACATTTACAACAGGCATAATAATCTGTTTCTGACCGGACAAGATCAACGTCCGTGGAACAACATCGTGAAACCATTGCGCCTCCATGCACAAAGCCGGACATTTTGGCGCAATATTCATTCAGTATGCAAGACTTTTACATATTTGGAATATCGTCGTCAACAAAGTCATTGGACGGTGTCGCTTCTTTCAAATTTTCCTTGCCGGGCTTGATATAGTCAGCAACTGCATTGGCCTTGCGTAGCTCACCATCCTGTTCATATTCACGAATGGATAACTTAACTACTCCATATTTTCCCAGGAAATCTTTAGCGTCCAGTTCTTCTGCATCATACTTTTCAAGCAAACCGCAGGTCGCTGCAAAGTGACGTAATTTCCATGCCATTTCTTCCATATCGAGTACAATCCAGTCTTTGACATTTATGGTGCGTGCGAACTTTGAATCATGAACGCTTAGTTCCACAACCAGCATTAAATTGTTACCAGACTTTGTTTTCTTTGATTCAATACTTTTGACCTGAAATGCATATCCTCCCTTTTCAAAGACATTACGCATTTGATCTTCTTCTTCATTAATACGGTGATACGATAAAGCCATTGGTGTTCTCCCTTTAATAAATTAACGAATTTCTAACCGCATATTCTGATTGAGTCTTGCACCCGGAATGGATGTACCCGCCAGAATTTCTTCCTTGATTTTCATCTTATCCAGACTGACCGTTACCTTTTCTTTTTTGTAACTGTCAGGAATGGATGCTTCATCAAGTATCTCAACCGATACAGGACATTTTTTCAATTTCACTACAAAATAAGGGCATGAAATTTCTGTCATCCCGCATCGTGCCATATTCGATTTAAGATAGTCAGTCAGATAGGAAACGCGACGTTCAAGTCGCGCTTCCCGTTCTGCCATGGCTTTCTTTGCATCTTCAATGGCCTTACGTTCTGCATCGATATTTTTAATATACGATGCAACCGCAATCCCTTTTTCTTTAATATCTATTTGTACTTCATCCAGACGGGCAATGGCCTGTACATCTATCTCACCGGTTTCAGCGTCAAAAGCCTGTTCTAACAAAGATTCATATTCATTCGCAATTTCAAACAGTTTCATAGTTCATATCCTTCGTGTTCACAAAAATAACATTTATTGTCACATTCTTTATTAAGATGTTTTTCTTCCAGCTCAAAAAACCACTGACCCATTTTGCTCATAGAATAGCCCCCTCATTGAAGTAAGCAGACATTCTTTGTTTTACGATAGCCAGATCATTTGGAATGTTGCGTGAATCAAACATGCCCATTGGTGATTTTGCTATGTGACGCGCATCACCCTGGGTGATAAAAGTATATTGACCGTCACGTAATTCTGTTTGAAGTACGGTTGAGTACATTCCTTCAATCGTCACATTATTGTCAATCATCTTGCCGATAGTCTTAATTTTCATTTTGCCCAGCTCATTGGGTTCAGAGTGGGTCAAAATAAAAATGTCCAAGTCATCACGTAACGTCGGTAACATTTTCAAAAGCTGATAGGCATGATTTCCCATTTCAGCAAACTTGTCAAAGCCACGCTCCATGCAGCGCATCATAAATTCATCCGCCATTAAATATTGGAAGTCATCCAAGATAATGGTTTTAATTTCAGGACGTTTTAAATTAATTTTGTTAATGACCAGTGTAATGTGATCATAGTTCGTTGACGCATAATAATTACCGGTCAGACCATCGGGTGAAACCTTGGTGTACATGCTTTTGTAACCACGAAATGGTAGTGGCTTATTCATTACATTAATGATGAATGTTTCAGCTGGATCAAGGTTTCTCATTGATGTACTTTTACCGGTTCCCGATTCGCCCATAATGATTGATGTATTAGACATGATTGATCACCTCAAAAATAATAATTGTGATAGAAAAGAAAGTGCAGCTGATCCAGAACGCCTCAGTAAAGAGGCGTTTCTTAAATGGATTAGTTAATCGTTGTCTCGCAGTTACAAAATCTTTCATGCTGCACCCCGACCAAAGAAGCGGTCTTCAACTTCAACTTGAGGTAAGCGCTGATCAATTAATTTCTGCATTTGAAATAACACATAGTCACGGACATTCGTGTCATGCTTCATCAATACATCAAGGAAATTTGAGCGTTCATGTTCGGATAGATCATCAACATCAAGTGAATAACCTTCATCAAAACTCTTAGTGGCATATTCATCAATCAGACAACGATCAATATAGGAATTAATTTCTTTCATGGTCAGCCCTCCTTAACCCATCAACAAACTGGGTTTGACCAGTCTGTCAATTACACCAAAATCCTTTTGGCTTTGTGATATTACTATAAACACTACATTATTATCATATTTCATATTTTATTTCCTCATCACTGTTAATTAGTTACAATTGCAATAATATACTCAAAGAATATTACTGTCAACATAGTGTGATAAGTTTTTATATTCTGTTTGCAAACTATTGATTGACTAACTAATAATTAATGTATATAAAGTTTTTTGAAATTAAAGGAGAAAAAATATGTCAGTCAACGAAGCAATAAAGAAGCTCAGACTGTTGATAGGATTGGAACAATCAGAATTTGGTCAAGAGCTTGAAGTGACCACAGGCACCGTCTGTAACTGGGAAACAGGACGAAGATCGCCCCGTCTACCCAAGATCAGAAAGATGGTGGAATTAGCCAAGAAGCATAAGATAAAAATGAATATAGAGGATTTTTTGTCATAAGGAATGGATTATGAATGCTCATCAATCAGGGGAGAGTCATATGAAAGAAATTACCAGACTGGCATTACTGGAACAGAGTATAGGGCATATCAATGAAACATTAATGCGACTGGAAAAAAAAATAGATCTTGGATTTGAGAGAGGAGATAAAAAATTTGAAAAGGTAGAGCAGGACATCAAAGACATGCGTTCACTTTCATGGTCGCATTTCAGATGGATCATGGGTGCATTATTAGGACTGGTTTTGACACTGGCAACAATTTTTATGAAAGGACATTTAGGATAATGAAAGATTTTGTACTGGTGGGTGGTAAAGCAAATCTGTCAAATTTTGCATATTTGCTGGGTTGTTACGATGCTTATTACATCGTTGTCGAAACAGATTTCACGATCAATCATTTTGAGAAACTTCTTGCATCATGCAGTGATCGGGGTGCCTTCAAATGGATCGCTGAAACAAAGAAGTGTGCATATGAAGCAGCTAGCACCTGTGAGTCAGCACGACTTGCGATGATAGATGAATGTGACTATTTCCCGAGAGCTTATTTTTTTGCAGACTCTCTTCTTAAAGAATTTGAAATGTGGCGAAGAAAAAGAAAACAGGATTTTCAAAAGATCACTGTGCCAATTGAATTTTCACCTCAGTTTGATAATGGTTATCACAATTTAAAAGTAAATAAATTTATGGAGGGTAAAGGATAATGAATTTTGATCATTTAATAATAGAAATATCACAAAAATTAACTCACTCATATTTATCGATATTAAGTACTTATAAAGAATTTAGACAAGATATTGATACTTCTCCATTGCTTAATCTTACTATGGGTGTCTTCTTAGGTTCTTTAGTAAATGTTCTGGATAAAATTTTAGAAATGACTGAGGGTGAACCTCAATTATTTGTAAACATTAAAATGGCACAAAATACTTTAATTAAAGCAGTCGAGAGCTTGACTTTTATTACTAAAGTTGATTTTTTTAGTAATGACGATGAATTAAAAAATAAAAAAGGAAATAAACAATGAATGAATGTTGTAAACAAACTTATGTCGCGTCACTCAAAGAAGTAGTTATTTTAATTAATACGCATCTGGCACATATGTCGATTGGTTCACTGACAGCTGCACTTAACTTTGCAATTAAAGAATTGGAAAAGAAGAAATGACACACTGGCAGTCAATCACAATTGCGTTACTTTGTTATGTCATAGTATGCCTTGGTTCTTACATCATAGGACGAATGGATGAACGTAAGAAATTTATCCAGATTATCGAGACAATTCAAAAAGAAAAGCCGCTTATTTAGCGGCTTTTTTCCTGGCTTTCTTGCGGGCTTTCTTAACTTTTTTCATTTTCTTCATCATCTCTTTGTCCTGCTTGATATCTTCCTTTTTAGCCTTGGCGATATCAGCCTTAGTCGCGGCCTTTGATCCTTTTTTCTTTTTCATGATCATATCCTTATGAGTGGTTGGAAGTTTTATCTTAACGTATCAGAAAGCGTTATTCAGCATTTCTTTGACTATCTCATGCGCTTTAAAATAATCATGTGCTTTAAATGGATGGATGATGATTTGTATGTTCGCTGCATTGAACACATCGGTTAACTGATTCTTGTTCACAAAATATTTGATTGAGATACATCCTGATTTATCTACATAACCCCAAAACTTTTTCATAAATAATCCTTTATTCTGAAAAAACTTTTTTAGTTATAGCACTTTAGAATGTTATTGAGAATGAGGGGCTTAAGAAGTAACATGGATTTGGATTTGAAAGGGGAGCGACGAACTCCCCTTCAAGCGTAAAAATTTAATTTCTACTTTTCGACAAGAGTGATTTTAATGGAAGCTCACGGATTTGCAACTATTATCACTCTTAAGGACAAATTTGTATGAATGATCAGCGACCATTACCGCCTTTCGGACGAGTACTCTTAGCTTATCAGCAGGAAACCATTAGACTAGATCATCCGATCTACATTTATATTGGCAAGGAGGCCAAGGATGAAGCATATACCCAAAAAAGGATGGGCACCCTCTGTTCTTTTCTCCCAAACAATGATGATGTCAGCCGATATATGTGGCCAATCTATGACCAACACATCATTGTTTACGATACGGGAGGACTTTCTTCAATTACATTGCACAAAATTTGTTTCCATTTACTAAGGTTCAGTCCAAGAGTTCTCTATTTCTGGTCTGAGGAACACCCCTGTCAATTTTTCAAAGGAGCGAAATCATGAGCAACGGCAATGATACACCAATAAAAGATACATTTACACCAAAGGAATTACTAGATGAGATAAGAAAATCCGATCCCGATTTTGAAGCAGACGTTTCGTTTGACGACAAAGGTAATATTATAAATTTTAAACCGTCCCCTGATACAAGTCGCTATGTTCCATTAACTTTTGATCAGCTTGAAAATGAGAAACCTTCTCCTTTGGAATTTGTATTAAGTCCCTGTTTGACTGTGCAGGGAATTGGTTGGATTTATGCAAAAACAGGACTGGGAAAAACTTTATTTACTCTTAATCTTGCCTATGCCATTGCTGCGGGTGGCAGTTTTTTAAGATATTACTGTCAGAAACCTCGTAAAGTTTTGTATGTAGATGGTGAAATGCCTTATGTTCAAATCTATAACCGCATCATGCAAATTGCCAAGCAACAGGGTGAGTTGGATTTTAAAGAAAATTTTAACTTGCTTACTCCAGACAAAGTTTTGCCCTTCAAAATGCCCATGATAGATGAAATCTATGGACAGGAACTCTACACAAAGCTGCTGGACAAATACAATATTGAAGTCATTATTTTTGACAATCTTTCGATGCTCTCATCATTCGATGAAAATAAAGCCCACGAATGGAAAAAAATACAGGAATGGTTACTTGAGCTACGCTCAAAAGGAAAGACCATCATTATTGTTCATCATGCTGGCAAGGGTGATGACTATCGTGGTACTTCCAAAATGCTCGATTGTGCCGATGTCGCAATCGGGCTTCATGCGATCAATGATGATTCATTAGAAAACGAATCTGTTCAAATCAAAAAATTTAAAATCATTTATGGAAAATCTCGCGTCTTTGGTGGCAAGGATGCCCTTTCATATGAAGTCAATTTTGAAAATGGCATATGGTCTTGTAAATCAATTGAACAAACTCAGCTGGATAGGGTTGTTGAGATGGTTAGCATGAAAATGAGCACAAGATCAATTTCTGCTGATTTAGGATGCAGTCAGACAATGGTCTGTAAACTGATTCGCAAGGCCAAAGACCTCCGACTCATTCGGGACTGACGGTGGCTGAGGCGCAGTGTTCACTATCGCTGGAAGCCACGTGGCTGTAAGGATGGAGGGTGAACACCATGTGGTACTCAGATGGTGTTCAGCTGGTACTCACTGCTGAACACTCTGAACACCGTCTTGAACACCGGTTTGAACACCATATATTTTAAAAAAAATATAATAAAATTAATATGTTATATTTAAGTGAACACCAGTGTTCATGTCTACGCGCGCGAGAGAGCACTCAGAGGTGAATTATGAAGCAAACATGGAAAGGACAAAGAGATTATTTATGTAGTTTGATTAAAAAATTATCAGACGCTTATGGAGGGGATGACAGGGAATGGTTAAGGGATTATGCTCGGGAGGTAGTCAGGAAATATGCAACTCATTTGCAGGACGCAATTGATTGCTTTGAAAGCCTGATACCCAAGTACGGATGGAAACCCTATGGTAATGGACAACCAGTGGCAGCGTATGGGCAAAAAGAAGAAAGCTAAATTCTTTTCTGCTTTTCGTCTGCTTTACGGCAAGGATGCCAATAATGAAGAGAAGAAACCCGAACAACTTTCGTTTGACGCCTGTCATACCGAAAGAAGACCACGAACAGATCGTAGCAGCGACATGGCTTGATAAAAACAACATCCCTTTCTATCACATCCCCAATGGCGGACGCAGAAATCTTATTGAAGCCATGAAATTTAAACGTATGGGCGTTAAAGCTGGCATCCCTGACATTTGCATACCTGTAGCAAGATCGGGGCACCACGGGCTTTATATTGAGCTTAAACGGAAAGAGAAAGGGGTCATATCTGAAAATCAGCAATACTGGTTAGACGAATTGAAGCGTCAGGGTTATGATGTTTTTGTCGCACAGGGTGCGGAAGCTTTAATTCAATACGTTAAAAATTATCTATTGGGAGCTAATACATGAGCAAGGAAGAACGAAACGTAACAGAGGGTAGGGTAGACAAGGGTCAGGTTGAGAAAACGGCTGTATCGAAGGATTTAAGCCCTTCCTTACAGGTTGCAATTGAAGAGGCTGTATCAAAAGCCATAGCGGGAGCTATACCGACCATCATTTCACAGTTAATGCCAAAAAGTGCGCCCATACCTGAAAAAATATTCAGTGATCAGATTAATCCGACGAAGGAAGCTGTTCCTTACAAGAAAGTCAGTCGGGGATATCCTGTTCAACCTGGACAGACATGGCATGATTTGACCCCTGAACAGCGCAAAGAATGGATGACGAACCATGAAAACCGCTGGAAGCGTAATTTTAATACCAAAAATACCGGCATGGAGCAATCAATGAGCTGGACACGTGGCTGATGTGTAACTTCAACGACGCAATTGAGTATGTTTTGGGGAATGAAAAAGGTTTTGTGAACAACCCCAATGATGCGGGAGGAGCGACCAACTTCGGTTTGTCGCTCCGTTTTTTACGGTCAATCGATGCTGACAGGTTAAAAAAATACGGAATATTTGGCGAATTGACTGTCAATGTGATCAGGGAGCTGCATGTTGAACAGGCCAGGAATATCTATCGTGGTGAGTTTTGGGAAGCTGCTCCGTTTGAATCTGTTACTGACCAGCTGGTTTGTAATTATTGCCTTGATATGGCTGTACACCATGGCATTAGTGAAGCTGTTAAGCTGGTTCAGCGTGCCAGCTGGGCTGTGTATAGAAAGCGCAGCTATATACGTGATGATGGTATTATGGGGTCTGGCACACTTGAAGTTTTAAATGATCTCGGTGATTCTTTTTTGCCTGTACTCATTGCCATGCGTGCATCATATTGTAGGTTATTAGTTGAGATTCGCCCTAAAGATAAGGATTTTCTGGATGGCTGGCTTGACCGATGCTACAAAATTTAACGGAATTGCTGGAGCGGTTGGCAAGATCGCCCCTCTTCTGGCTTCTGTGCTCGGCAGTCCTCTGGCTGCCGTTGGTATCACTCTTCTGGCTAATCTTTTTCATGTTGACCCACAGAATGTGACTGCACTTCATGATGCAATTGTTGCTGATCCTGAGGCAAACCTTAAAATCAAAACACTGGAATATGAACACTTTGAGACACTCTCAAAGATTGCATCGGGTGATTATGCGACGGAAGTGGATGATCGAAAAAATGCCAGATCGCGAGAGATTGCTTTACGGGATTATGTGCCTACTATTCTGGCTGTCGGATTTTTGCTTAATTATGCGCTAATTCAATTCTATTGTGTCACTCATCCGTCAAGTGCAATTGATGTAATTAGTGCAAGATTTCAGGATGTGCTTATAATGATCATGAGCTACTACTTTGGTAGTTCCCACAAATCCACAACCAGGGAGACTTAAGCATGGATGCAATCAGTGTAAATGGTGCAGCAAAAAACGCTGTTGAAATTGACCCGAACCAGGGCGGTAACAAAGCTGCTGAACGTCCGGGTGCAAATAAAGGTATTGTAGATCATCACATGGTAGACAAAATTGACCACGGTAAACACGCTGCTGCTGCTAAAGGGGCAATGGCTGATATGGGTCACTACAATGTGTCATATTACAATGGCGGTGAGCAATAATGTTTAAAGGGGGCGAAAGCTCCCTTTCATATGGCATGAAAGATTTAATTCGTCCGTTTATTTCGTTATTTTTTCCAATGAAAAAAAGAGTATGTAAATAATTTATTTTTTCATGGCTGACAATATAGTGAATCTCAAACTTTTCTGTGAAACCAAATTCGCGAGCTGCCTTGATTGTGTTCATTACATTTTTGAAACCGGTCAGGCTTACAAAATGGTTTTTTTGTGCTATACATGTATATTCATTCATCGGTTATATCCTTATATTCCCCCCGAAAGGGGGGATAACTTATTTTTAGTGATGCAAGAAAACGTGAATTTTATTTCCTGATTCAATTGAGTAAAAATCATTTATTAACATATCGTGCCCCATACTCGCATAATCAATGTAGTGCGAAAGATAATCGGGAATTTCACGACATTCAACCTCTAATACCCAATACATTGCAAAATCTTCATCATTGTTGAATGTACCGTGATAATTCTCCATTGCGACTTTTGCATCATCGATAGAACCACAAAAGTGTTCAATCACTGCTTCACCCAAATCGCCATGTTCTGCGATAAATTTCGCAACATCGGCAACTTTCTCGATGGATGGATATTCACCGAGATCAGGTAAATATTCGTAGTCGTGAATAGCCCATTCTTCACATGGATAAGGCTTCATATGTTCAGGGGATGTATGAAGGACATCTTTGATCTCGTCCCAGATACTTTCTACATCTTGATTAGCATCAATCCATTTGCCGTGTAACTTTCCGCTATTGTAAGCAGCCAAGCATCTAACATAGATACGGGGTGTTGAAACGGTGGTAACTGAAATGTTAAGTGGTTGCATTTTTATTGCCTCATCACAAGTTAATATATGACAATAATATTCTAAAAGAATAACAATGTCAATATGTATTAACATTTATTTTTAGGTGTTATAATTTTTTTATCATTCAATTACGCAAAGGATTGCGAAAATGGCCAAGGGAGTTGGTAGAGGAGTCGGAGGAGGTCAGCCAACTAAATTCAATCAGGAAATGATTGATAAATTAGTAGATGGAATCAGAAAAGTATTTGTATTGAGACATGCTGCGGGATTGGCTGAGGTACATGTTGTAAGTGTTTATAATTGGCTAAATCAGGGCGAACAGGACATTCGGGAAGGTCGATGGACAGAGCACGCCAGGTTCTTTTATGCGTTAAAGAAGGCTCAAGCGGATGAAATAACAATCATGGTGGCTGAGATTAAAGCCAAGGTTAAAAACTGGCAGGCGATTGCGTGGTTACTTGAACGATGCTTTCGTGAAGACTTTGGAGCCGATGCTGGCGTTATTCAAATCCTGCTTGAAAAAGCAGAAAAAATGGAGCAATCTTTAAAACGGTTGGAAATCAACCCACTGCAGGGAGCAATCAATCATGGCTGAGAAATGGATTTCAAAGGCTATCAAGAAGAAAGGCGCATTAAGAAAAGCCCTTCACGTCAAGAAAGGTAAGAAAATCCCTGCAAAGAAACTCAATGCAGCAGCCAGGAAAGGGGGCAAGCTCGGACAGCGTGCACGACTGGCCAAAACATTAGGAAAGCTAAGGAAGAAAAAATAACACATATGGAGTAAAGTCATGACAGAACAAGTTGAAAACAAACCCGCTGAAAGCGTAACACCGCAACAAATCGTTGCAATCAAACAAAATATTTTTGCCAACTTTCAGAATAACTTTAATGTATTAGTTTCATCACTGGCTAATTTACCTTTGGACAAAAGAGTAATTGAAATGGCTTTCGGTTTATTTGATTCTGCATTTCTCTGGATCGAAAAAGGCATCTTGATGATGCAATTAGAAGTTAAGCCAGTTTTCCAGCAACCTGAAGCTGTGCCACCTCAAGATGAAGTAAATGAAGCATCCGCACCCGTTGAGGAAGCGCCAGACGCTGCATGATCCCACAGCACTATTTCAATAAGGTTAAAAACTTTTTTGATGGTGATACCGGGAAAGCCTGGATTTGGTTTCAATCGCCAAATGTAGGGCTTGGCGGTATCACCCCTATAGAAATGATCAAGCGCGGTCGTGTAGCAAAACTTAAATCGTTTATTGATTCAAGATTAGATGGATATTGGCCTTGATCGAAGCGCTCAAACCACATTGTGCGGTATGTAACAAACCTGTCGAGACAATCGAATGGGTTAATTGTTATGAGACTGATTCAGTTTGGGTAACAGTATATTGTCACGGTCAAAAAGAATCTTGCGAATTACCCAATCATGTGCGATTTTTTGAGAAAATTGAGGCAGGAATTGCTTTCAATACCAAACAAATTGAAAAAGTGAAGAAATTATGTCAGAGATAAATGAATTTATATTAAGCTTAAATACTCGAATATCAAATCTTGAAAATCAAGTAATAGAATTATCACGCGAACAAAGAACAAAAGATTTAGGATTAGCGCCTATTTCAATGCTGCATCATATAAATCAAGTTGAAATACTCAAACAGATCATTACAGAAAAAGAAACACAAATTGCTTTGTTATTACAAAAAATCGATGATTTGAATAAAAAATTAGAATATCACCCGCATTATGGCTGCAAGTTATGAATGACAAGATGAAGTTTGAACGCATGAAAGAACTTCCATTGCTTAAACGCGAAATCATTTCATACCTTTTTGACTTTGTAGCACGCAAGCCACGTGATCAGTGGTGGAAATATGTGGGCGAGTTCAAATACGAAGGCGTTGCGTATGAGCTTGAGTGTGAGTGCAAATGGGATAATGTCATGTTTACTTATCGTAATTTGCATATATCATTCAAGACTGAAATAATTGATATTCATGAATTAGTTGAAAAAGGTTTAATACAATGACAATAGATAAATCAACAATTGAAGGCGTACTTTATTATGATGAATCGATATGTGAAACCGTCGAAGACCATCTGGTACAGCAAACTGCTGTTTTAAAAAAGGCAGCTTATTTATTTGATGAAGTTTTTAATAATCATAAAAAGACATTGGAGAAGCTACATAACAGCTTAAAAATTTTAAGCGATATCATAGGTCATAATACAACAACACTAAATGACATGATTCAAGAATTAAAGGCAAGAGTTGAAATACTTGAGAGTAATAAAAAACTTAACTAGGGAGAAATAAATGTTATCACGTATCGCGTGCACTCCATTACCCAGTCCATCTGTTCCTGTCAGTAATAATTTATGGGATAGAAACGAACTCGAAGACATGAAAACAGCAATTGAATATCTTTATGAATTTAGAAAAAAATTGGCTCAATTACATCCATATGTATTAGATCATATGGAACACCTTTTGCAGAAACCACGTTTTTAACTAATGGAGTAAATTGTAATGGATTACGATTTCGCAAGTTTGGCAGTTGATCAGATTGACAAGATTCAAAAACGTTTGAAGTCATTGAATAAATCTTTCATTAAGGAATATAAAGTCGCATTGAATGTTATCAACAATGCTGTTGAGCGTGAGCATCGAACCGATACGATCATGGAAATAGAAGACATATTAAATGCTGTAGCGATTAAATGCGAAGTTGTCTATCGTGACGCATTAGCCAAATCACACAATGTACTGGAAAGATATTTATGAGTTTTTTTGAATGGATTGATATTAATAATAGAACTCTCATTAATTTAAGTCATGTTGAATCAGTAACAATTCACCTTCGACCATCTGATGAAAAATCAGGTGAAAAAAATAGCTGGCTAATACAGTTATGTACCAAGCAACTTATATTCAATAAAGTGTTTGAACAATACGATGCTGCTATTGAATTATATGAGGCGATATGCCAGTCAATGAAGAGTGTGACTTAGTAGCAATATTTATATTCTATAAAATTGCAACAGGTGTGCAAGCAGGTTTTGCATTCTCTGATGAGTTCAAGCATTGCAATACAATTACTTATGATGGTTCAGACTGGATCATGCTTGACTTTGATCGAACGGGTATATTGACACGCAAGATTAAATGTAATGATCCAAACGGCTTGATCAGAAACTTGAGAGTTATCAAAGATGTTACAGCAGTTATTACAGTTATCATAAAAAAAAGACATAAAACGAAATGGAAGCCTTTTATTGTCCGATCCTGTAATGAGATATGTAGATACACCGCTGGAATCAATATAGGGTTTACGTTCAATCCTGTGCATTTGTACAAGAAATTGTTAAAGTATAGACATACACGAAATTATGAAGTGTTAGACGCATGGAGGCGTAAGCATGGGATTTTTCGGGGGCGACAACGACAACGACGATGGTCAGAGTCAGGCCGACCAGTTAGCCAGCGAACAGCTGTCAATGAACAAGGCGGAACTGGAAGCCAGGAAGCAGAGTCTATACCAGACCAGACTTGATATTATCAAGGGCGAAGGCCAACAGGTATGGACACCTGATTATAATACAAAGGCACCTGTTGCTAAAGAATCCCGCTTACCGGCCGGGTTCCCATTTGGCGGACGCGGGTTTTTATCTTGATTGCTAAGGATGGCAACAGATGAGCGAAGATCTCCAGAAGCTTTACCGACGATTTTGGGAAGCGCGACAGTATAAAGATCGCTGGCTTGCATTGTATAAAGAACTTTATTTCTATGTCATTCCAGATCGCGATGCCTTTAACGTCAAATTCAATTACCGTGATGATGGCAAGCCCGTAACCCAGCAAATCTGGGATAACACAGCAATGCTTGCAGCGTATCAGCGAGCTAATGACCTGCACGGTTTGCTATTGCCAAAAGATCGCATCTGGGGAAAATTAGTACTCGATCCTCATCTATACGATCCGCAATTAATCAAACAAGCTCAAATCACAATGGATGAAGTCAATGACAGAATCTTTTTCTACCTTAATGAATCAAATCTATCCCGTGTTGTTAGTAGCTCCAACCTTGACTTGGTTGGGGGGACTGGCGCAATCTGGGTTGAAAGTCAATCCGACGAAGTGCCTTTGTATTTTCGAAGCATTCCTGCTGTTGCTCTGTATATTGAGTACAGTACTGATGATGTTATAAATACATGCTGGTTTGCGCAAAAGATGACAGCGCGATCAATATTACAATACTTTCCAAACTATCGGGGCAAGTTACGTGCAACATTGATGGAAGAACCGGACGAAATCTTTACGGTTAACTTTGGTCAGATTAAATATAGCGATGATAGTTTTTATATTTATGCAGTTCTCGATGATGATCCTCATTCACTCTGTTTTGATCGTGAGTCAACTTATCCACAAATTATAGTCTATCGTGATCGTGTTCGACCCGGTGAAGCTGAGGGTCGTGGCATTGGTACGGATATGTTGCCGACCATTCGTGATGTGAATTTAATTGTTCAATACAGCCGTCAGAATATGGCATTTAAAGCCAATCCGCCTATGTTCTATGACGCTGGAACCTATTTTAATCCATATTCAATACGTCAATGGTCGGGTGCCATGATTGCAAGGAACCCGCAGGGGCGCAATCCTCTGGAAGCATTACAGATGCCGGAATATCCGGACGTATTGCAACACATCATGCACTTGCAGGAAGCGATTCAGCGTGGCTTTCAGGTTGATCCTTTGGGTGAAATACAAACACCAGTACGAAGCGCAACTGAAGTTTCAATCCGTGAGAATCGTGCACAGCGAACGTCCGCGACAGATATATCCCGCTTGATCAATGAATTACCAAAACAGATATTTGAAGTGGCCGCTAAAATTTTAAATGAACGTGGATTACTATTAAAAAGCCGACAGAACATACCGGGCTTTTCAACGCGCAAGCTCAAGTTTGATTATGTCTCACCACTCTATGATTTGCAGAACCAGCAGGACTTGAACCATTTCATTACTAATATGCAGATCAAGCAGCAGTTCTTTGGACAGGGTGCAGCGCTTGCCTCAGTCAATATATTTGAAGCGAGCAACTTCCTGACAGATAAACTTAATTTACCCAGAAAATTGTTTGCGACAGATGATGAGATCAGGGGCTTCTTGGGCAACATGCTACAGCAACAACAGCTGGGCAATCTGCCACCGCCAAGCCCAAGTACCACAGCGGGTGCGGTTAAATTCCCTGAATCGCCGGGAGTTACGATTTAATGGCTGATAAAGATTGTGAAGAGTGCAAAGGGTCGGGTGAGATATTAACGGAAGGCGTTATATGGAGTAGACCCTATTTTAGTAAGAAAGATGGCGGGATAGTGCGTGATTTTTATGGTGACGGCAAATGGACAAAAACAGTTTGCCCATGTTTGAGTGACGACGATGATTGATGATTTATTGAAGCTTAAAAAGATTAGTCAGCCAGAGTATGACTTGTACATACTCTTTCAGACCAATGAGTTAGGACGCAAGACCCTTGACAGGATGATGCAGGATACCTTCATGGATGAACCATCCGACAGGGAGTTTGGTGGAGTGGGTTTTGCTTTCTATGACGGAAGGCGTTCGGTGTTTAGGGACATTCACCGAACTATTTTAAAAGTTCAGTATTTGATAAAGGAATTGCAAAATGACACAGGACAACCAGAACCAGACAAATCAAAACGAAAACGAAAATAAGTTATATGCAGGAAAATTTAAAACCGTCGAAGACCTTGAAACCGGTTATAAAAATGCTGCGACTGTTTATGATGAAAACGAAAAATTAAAAAAACAGATGTCTGAATTAAGCGAAGTACCATCTAGTTATTTAAATCCTGCTGATCTTGAAGTTGATCAGGCGAGAGCAACAGATATTCAGGCACGTGCAAAGGAAGCAGGTATGACACAGGCGCAATATGAAAAATTCCTGCGTAGTGATAAAGCACGGGTTGAGCAACAAAAACAGAATTTCGAAAAGGCCAAGAAAGAATTAGGCGAAGAAACCATGAATCTGATTCAGGACTTTGTTAATAAAGCTTATCCCAAAGAAGTCGCGGAAGGCATTATCAATGCAACGGTTGTGAACAAGGAAGCGCGTCAAGCCATATTGAATCAGCGCCAAAGGGCTTTGGACAATCGTATGCCAGGTATGGAAAAACCGTCACATGGTGGTTATACAGTATCAGACGAAGACATTCGCAAAGCTTATGCGCAAAAGGAAAAAACAAAAATGCCTAACGACATCAACCGGTATTTAAACCTTGTCGCACAAAAAGCCGTCCAGGCATAGTTGACGAAATAAAAAACTATAGCGTAGAATTAAATCATCCTGGCAAGAGCCTGCGCAAGCGGAAACCTCGACCCAAGATCAGGACAATTATCAGCCTGTCTTTGACGGTAACCTGATAGATGGTCAATAGATGATTGGCATAAAGCCTTTCTAATTATTGGACTCTATTGGGAGAAGTCAGGATGACTAACCAAATCAATTTAGCTACGGCGTCACAGCTATTTGACACCGAAGTAACAATCAAATTTCAGAACCATCAGTTCTTGATGAACACAATCGAAGAACGTCACGGCACAACGGGTGATGCTACAAACGTACCTGTTTCCGATATCATCGAAATGCAGCAACAAACGTACGCACCTGTTGATATCCCCGTAACACCTGTCAACCCGACCAACGTCATGATCGTGCCTTATAACTATGCACTTAAGACTGTCATTGGTGGCGGTGAAAAGACTTTATTCGCTTACGACAAGATCGTTGACCATGCAAAGTTGCATGCAAAAGCAGCGGGTCGTATGTGTGACTATATCAAGATCAATTCTTTATTCACCTATAGTGGATTTGGCAGCATCTTTACTGTGCCTGTCACAGTCGGCGTGAATAGCGGTATGAACGAAGGGAAACTGGCGCAAGGTTTATCTTACCTTGAAGATCAGGGCGTAGACGTCATGAACCATGCGTGTTCCTTGTGGTTACCTGCTATTACCAAACAATCCATGTTGAATGACGATCGGGTTGTCAATTTATTCTATAACGATCGCCGTCCTTTGGTAGATAACCAGTTAGTTTCATACCTTGGCGTCGACATTCGTACATTGGGTAGCAATGGTATCAACACCATACCTTTCACAGTTTCAATGGGCATTGATACTTATTTAACTCCATTGGTTAATAAAGAAGCAATGGTTCAAATTTTCAACAGGGATGTGCAAACCTCAATCACATGGGTTCCACAAAACGACAGATGGGAATTACTGACTGTAATGACCTCTGGCGCTCAGGTTATCCAAGCAAACGGTATTGCGCTGCTAACTGTTAACAACCCATACGTTGCTAACTAATAGGAGATAAACTCATGTCAAATTTTGGTTCATTAGCGCAAGTCTCGGAAGGCTTGGTAGGCACAGCGCCCACTATCTTCGTTGCCTCTACGGCTGACAGTTTGGGAACGATTACAGCAACAGGTTATTTAAACGACCAGTCGCATCGTGTCAAACTGAATGACGTGTTCTATATCAATTATAGCGATACGTCAGTATTTCCATTGAACACCGGCGAAGCTTCAACGTTAGGTGAGTTCATGGTTACCTATTCAGCAGGTAACTGGGGATTAACAAGCGTTCTAACTGGTCTCGGTCAGGCAGCTGCCAAGAATGTGACTGATAACACCAAGTCATATGTGGCGTCTGTTGATGGTGCTCCCGCTTCATATACCGCTGGTAGCATATTACTAGCTGGTGATACGAACGGAAGTATCGGCACTGATTCTGGTTATAACGTTAATAATCTTCAACTCTATGCGAGCGTTGCAGTTACGGCAGCTGAGTTTAATGGAATGTACGCAGCACCTAAACTTCTTATTGCTGCCCCCGGTGCTAACAAGTTGATCGTTGTCGACCGTATGGAACTGGTCATGACATTCGTATCAGCTGATTATGCTGCGGGCGGTGTAGTTGCTGCGCAATACGACAACACGGTTCATGGTGGTGGTGCTCTGGCTACTAACAGTGAAGCTGCTGCTGACTTCTTTGCAGCTGCAAGTACTTCCTTCCTGTTCAATGGCGTTTCAGGCAACACAGTCGGTGCGGTTCCATTCTCAACCAGTGTGAACAAAGGATTGTATCTGTCCAATGCTTCCGGTGCCTTCACAACAGGTGATAGCACATGGGTTGCTAAAATCCACTATCGCATTATTGCGACTGCCTAACCATAGGCTATATGGGGGCTTATGCCCCCTTCTTTTCTTAGGAGGACTGGATGCCTTCATTGCTTGATCTAACGAATAGGGCATTGTCTGAATTAGGAAGGTTGCCTGTATCAGCCATTTCAGATAGTGATGATGCTCTTATTGTTTCAAACAAAATAATTGAACTCGCTCCGGAAGTACTGTTGGATTACAACTGGAATTTTGCGGTTGTTTATGTCGCAAACTATTCCCCTGAAACAATGAATTTTTCCCCTGATTATGTGTATAGCTATCAGTTGCCGGGTAACTATGGCAAATTTTTTCAATGGGCAACAACCGGTGCACAATGGCCTTTATACGCCATTATCGACGGCATGTTACTTGCCAATACATTGCCAATTCAATACTACTACATTCGTAATGATGCACCATTTGAAATATGGCCACCGCTCGTTTCAAGAGCGTTAATTCTTTATGCAGCATCTAAAGTAGCGCCAACACTTACCAACAATATTCAACTCGCCTCTTATCTTGAAAAGGAATATGAGAAAGCCCGCACCAAGGCTATACTACAAAATGATATGGAACGAAGCGTTATGTCGACACCTTATAACGACTTCAATCGAATCACGTTTGTATAGCACAAGGATGCGCTATGGCAGATAAGATGATACGCCAAACGATGTTTAACACTGGCGAAGTGGATGTTGTCACATGGAAGCGTACAGACGTTAATGAATATTTAACGGCTGCTCAATCTCTTTTGAACGCTGAAGTAGGAACCACTGGCCTTTCAAAAAAACGTAAAGGCACATCTTTTTTAATTAATGTCAAGGGTTACGCACAATTCAACTCAAACATGTATGATTTCGTCGATAACTTCGGAAATCATTACGTGTTGCTTTCAGCGTCCGGACACTTCTATGTCTTTACTGCACCGACCGATCAGGTTCAAGTTGTGACAATGGATGGTCATGATGTTGTAACAGGTCGTGGTACTAATGTAGTAGCACACGGAAATGGGGTGCAATTCGTACAGGATATTCCAGTTCCTTACCAGACAAGTGATTTAGATAATCTTGACTACACACAGGATAATGATGCAATCATTTTCAGTCACCCACTTTATCCGCCAGCACGTGTCTATATCAGTCAGTACAATGGAGTCAATCCGCCTACATTTGCTTATCAGGCATTAAACATATTTCCGCTACCATCCTAT